CTTAGGGATCGCCCGCAACACCGTGGCAACGATTCTGAGTGAAGCGGATTTGAGCAAGTTGGCGGCCGAGGGAAAGACCGCAATCTACCGGCTGATCACCAAGTCGGTGAAAGCGCTCGAGACGGCGCTCGACAAGGGCGACACGGCGGAAGCGAAGACGATTCTGCGCAGCGTTGGTGTGCTGCCTTCGGAGGAATCGGGGGGCAGCAACGTGTCGTTCAACATCGGAGTGATCGCGCAACAGCACGCTGAGAAGAATGCAGTCAACTGAGATCACCCCGGACAGCCTTTTCGCGCAGAACCCGAAGCAGATTGAAGCCTGGCGGAAGTCGTTAGAGCACCGGTTCGTGCTGTATGGCGGAGCTGCTGGCGGCGGGAAGTCGTTCTTCCTGCGCTGGTGGTGCGTGTTCTACCTGATGGTGCTGTACAAGTTCTTCCAGGTGCAACGCGCGCAGGTGATTCTGGCTTGCGAGGATTACCCGACGCTGAAAGACCGGCAGATCGGGAAGATCCAGGCGGAGTTTCCTACGGCACTTGGCAAGCTGAGTCTCGGCGACACGCGGGACTTCACGCTGGCAGATCGCTACGGTGGCGGCAGAATCCTGCTGCGCAACCTGGACGATCCGAGCAAGTACCTGTCGAGCGAGTTTGCGGGCGTGGCCGTCGAGGAACTGACGCGCAACAAGGAACAGACGTTCCACGACTTGCGGTTGCGCATGCGCTGGCCAGGAGTGAGTCGGCCGCGATTTGTGGGGGCAACGAACCCGGGCGGCATCGGCCACGGCTGGGTGCAAAAGTTGTGGATCCAGAGGGAATTTTCTCCCGAGCTGCAGAAGCTCGAAAGGGAATTCGTGTTTGTCCAGGCGAAGGCCCAGGACAACCCGTTCCTCTCGGATTCGTACTACGAGGACCTGGGAACGCTGCCAGACGCGATGCGCGCGGCGTACCTCGAGGGTCGCTGGGATTTATTCGTTGGGCAGTACTTCACGATCTTCAAAGAAGCGCGGCACGTCGGAAGATGGCAGGGCGCCGACCTTCTCGTCAAGAAGCTGAACCAGGCTGGCGAGACAGTTGACGTCAAGACGTATCGCCTCGATCACGAGCGAGTCGGCGACAAGTGGATGCCGGCGCCGTGGCCGAAATGGGTTTCATGCGACTGGGGCCGGAAGCATGCCGCGGCGGTTTACTGGCACGCGACGGCGCCGGACGGAAAACACATCACGTATCGGGAGTGGGTGCAGACCGGCCTCACCCCGCGAATGCTAGGAGCTGGAATTGCTGAACGCAGCGTTGACAACCTGGGACGACCCGAGCGAATTCAACAGTTCTTCCTCAGCCCCGACGCCTTCGCGGATCGTACAGGTGAGTCCACAATTGCTGAGCAAATCCGAGAACTTACTTCTACAGGTGATCGACTCCCGAACCCAGCCGAGGCGAGTGATGACCGGATTGGCGGGTGGCAGCTTCTCTACTCGCTTTTTGCGATTGATGGATGGGTCATTTCGGAGAACTGCGTCGAGCTTGTTAAGTGCCTCCCGACCCTGATTCACGACGACAAAAAAGTGGAAGACGTGAAGAAGGTGGACGGCGACGATCCGGCTGATGCGGCGAGGTACGGGCTGTATTCGAGGCTGGGAGCGGCCAAAGTTCCGGTGGAGGTCAGAGCCACCAAAGCGGTGCAGCACATCACGAATCCGACGGAGCGCGCGATCTTCCTAGACAAGTTTTACGAGAAAGAGCGCCGCGCGGGCCAGGCAGTACCGATCGCCAGCAGGCACGGCGGCGGTCGCAGATGGCGGCCAGGACGCCACTGAGATTTTTTCGCAGGCTTCGGCCTGGAGGAGAAAAAACGATGCGAAATGCGATTGGGAAGATGTGGCAGGCGCTCAAGGGATTTTGCATGCTCTGGGCGTGGCCGTTTACCTGCGCCCTCATCTTGCTGGTGGTGATTCTGTTGGCGCGGCATGTGCCGGGTGTCAAGGCGCAAGGTCCCGGCGGCTCCCCGGCCGGGTCCTCGCGCGAGTCGATCGCCGCCGGCGTGTACGACTCGACGCAATACCGCTATGGCGCTTCGATTCTGTCGGGGAATGGCGCAACCGGCTCGCAGACGATCACCGTGTGCCCGGCGGCATTTGCGCTGCCCGACGGTAGAACGTTCTATCCCTTCGCGCCGGCAAACGGTGTATTCGCTCCGATCGTAGTGGATGCGCCGAGCAGCTCGGTGGTCGAGACGGTCACGCCCACCGCCTACTCGCTACTCTTCAAGCAGACCTCGCCGCTGGTTTCTAACTCCGGCTTCGACACCTGCGCGAACATCACCGCAAGCTTCACGAACGTTCACGGTCCAAGCCTCAATCCCTTTCAGATCATCACTGGCGACCAGGGCATCCAGGAAGCGATCAACGACGCTTCGAGCCGTGGCGGCGGCCCGGTGTACTGGCAAATCGACTCCGGCAACTTGACGCTGAACACTGGCGGCCAGACGACCAACGCTTCGGCGACCCTGATTCCCACGCGCTCGGTGGTGCAGGGCGCTTCGCTGCGCGTGACCACCACGATCACGGGTTGCGCCGGCGGATGGTCGCTTGGCTACTCAACGGGCACGGAATTCAGCGCGGCCAACACCACGCTGACCGCCGGCACCACGACTGACAGCTCGACGCTGGTGCCGAATCTGGCCTTCAACGCCGCGGCTCACGTGCCAATCGTGTTTTGCACCACGGGCGCGGCAACGGCTGGCGCGGTGCACGCTCGCTATTGGGGTGTGAAGCTAGCAGCTCCGGCACAGTAATGGCTGACGCGGCACTCACTCCCGAGCAGATCGCCTTGCAAGAGGCGCGAGCGGGTCGCGAAGGCTACATCCACCGAGTGCTGGTGGCGTTCGATCAGTTCTGGAACGTCGCCGGCACAGGCGGGCTGCCGGATGAAACGATTTCGGCGCACACGCGTCGCGTCGTGGACGACCCGAATGCCAAGCACAAGCTGCTCGCGAAGGTTCTCAACCATCTGCTCGACGATATCCAGCCGAATCATGGCGCTAAGGCTGAAGCTGGGGATCTGGAACGCGCGCAGACGGTTGAAGCGACTGAAACGAAGGCTCTGACGGAATGACTTGGCGACGCATCATCGCGGCCTGGCACTGGCTCGTGACTTCGCGCTACACGCGGCAGCTCGAGGAAACGAATCTCGCGCTCGAAATCGAGAACGAAGAGCTCCGCCGCGACAACCGTGCGCTCATGAGCGCCCAGCTGCAGCAAGCAGGCGTCAGGGCATTGCCAGAACTCGAAGAAAAGAAGCTCCCGACAGTTCCGCGGTATCGCCGGCTTTCGCTGCACCAACGGCAGCGGCTTTCGGTTCTGAGAACGAGGCCGCAATCGGCTAAAGAGATCGGAGGCAAGTGATGGAAGGAATGGGCGGACTCAAGGATGCTCTGAGCCGGTACAACCAGAACGAAGATTCCGGCGAACAACCCGAGGCGCAGTCCGGCGAAAAGGGTGCCGGCGCGAGCGGGAAAGTTCACGCCGTGCATCACCACGATCACGGCGACAAGCACAGCGTCCACCACATCATGAAAGACGGAACAGCGCAAAGTGAAACACACGCAGCGGGTCAAGGCGGCGACTGTCCACTATGTGGAGGCTCCGGAAAAGCGTAATCGGGGCAGCGTTTCTGACGCTGCTAGGCAGCGCGGGACAAGTACGGGCGCAGGACCGGGCGAAAGTCAGCTGCATCGCAGAGAACCACGAAGTCGAAACGACCGACGCCAAGACACGCCAGGTCGAAACACACGACAACTGGATGGCGATCTGCACGATCAAGCAGGGAAGTGAAACGCTCTGGCAAGAGCGGTTGGTGCTGCCGTATCCAGCGAGCTGGGAAGACGCGTCGGCTGCGATTACGGAGTTTCGCACGAAGCGAGCGACTGAAATTTTGAAGAATCGGAAAAAGGAGAAAAAACCGTGAAGCCACTGATCCTATTGGCGGCGATGATTTGCCTCGCCGGGAACGCGCAGGCAGGAATCATCAAGGGCGCGGCGCTCGCGGCAAAGGATGTCGCCGTTGGGGCCGCGGAGGACGCTAAGCGGGTCAGCTTGGCCGTTTCCTATCCGCTGCGCCATCCGAAGAAAACAGCGCACGCGACAGAGAAGGCCGCGAAAGCGGTTGCGCTGGGCGTGGTCGAGACGGCCGTAGCCATCGTCGGTCCTGGCGTTCCCAGGTAGATGGCCGAGCTGATCGAATATGCGCTGCAGCTGCCGCCCGGACGCCCTGGCGAGCTGGTGGGAAAGCTGGTCAGCCGGATCCTGAAGCACTCGTTCAACGCGAAGCATGTCCGGGTTCAGCTGTTTAACAACGTGCGGCGGGTAACCGCACGCATAGAAAAGCGGCACCTCGAAAGCATTCGCGGCGCAGTGAAGATGGCGATGCAAGCCAAAGGGCTTGCTGGGCCGTTAGTGCGCGATCCGAAGACCATGGGGAAGTTCGAAGGATTGCCGCTGACTCCCTTCCGGAGGCTGAAGCTCGATGCCGGCAAAGAGCGTAGCGCAGAGACAGGCGATGGCGATCGCGGAGCACCATCCGGAGAAGCTTTACAAGAAAAATCGCAGCCTGCTCCGGATGACGCACCAACAGCTGCATGAGTTTGCGGACACCAAAGAATTCGGCCTTCCCGCGCGGAAGGGGAAAGAGAAGGGGAAATGAGGCACACGCTGGCAGCGACGTTCGAACCGGGCGCAGTCGATAAGAAAGGCAAGCCGAATCCGACGCTAGTCATCACAGGCACGCTGTTGCCTGGCACGGAGCTCGAGCACGAGCAGCTCGCCGCGCTCCTCGATGAAAAAGACGTCCCGGAAGCGATGGTCGAGTTCAAGAACGTCAACAACGTGCTGCAGATCTCGGTGGAGTTCACGCACGAAAAGGACATCGCCAAAGCCGGCCGCGAGAATCTGAAGCTGCGCCACGAAGCGCGCGATCGCGGCATGTCGATCGACGACGTGAAGGCCGATCGCGAAGCCAAGGCCAAAGCGGAGAAAGCCGCCGAGAAAGAAAAGTAACTCCGGTAAACCATGGCCATACGAGAAATCGTCGGAACGTTGGCGCAGCGTGTGGCCGACAAGATGAAGCCGAAGGAGCCGCCCGGCGAGCAGGACGGCAATGTCAGCCCTCCGGATGATGGGCTTACCGAAGCGCAGCGCGAATACGGGCCGAATTACGAGCAGCTGAAGCAGAAGCGCCCGGACCTGGTCGGCGCGCTGCAGCAGCTCATCCTGGAATACCGGATCGAAGGGATTTACGCGCACCGGCAACGGATCCGGCGCATCAAGTACGCGCGGCTGTTCTGGCAGGAGATTCAATACGCCTACTGGAACGAGCAGCGCGGCGACTTTGATTTCGCCGGCGTCGGCCAGGGCGTTTCGTCGAATTGGGACATGGATGCCGAGGGCGAAACCGGGCCTCGGTTCGAGTTCACGACGAACTTTTACCAGGCCTACGGGCTAAGCTTTTGCGCGCTGTGCAGCCAGGACGTGCCGAGCCTGAGCATCTGGCCGAAATCGCGCGAGGCGCAGGAAGACGTCACCGCGGCGAAGGTCGGCGCAGACGTCGCGGACGTGATCGAGTCGAACAACGATCCGCACGACGGCCTGGCCACGGTCAGCCGGTACCTGTGGACCGATGGTGTCTGCTACCAGTACTGGCGCTACGTGGTCGATGGCGAGCGCTTCGGCTGGAAGACGATGCCGAAGATCGGCGTTCGCAACGCTGATGGCATGCTGGTGCCGGACGACCAGGGCGTCGAGAAGATTCCGCTGGGACAGGAAGTGGTTGATTACCTCGGCGGGCTTGAAGTTTCAGTTCCGATTTACGCGGACAAGATGTGCGACTTTCCGTGGCTGCAGTGGAACAATGAGCCGCACTCCGCGAAGTTGAAAGAAGCGTATCCGCACGCCGCGCCCGGGATCCTGACGGAAGCGGGCGTCAACGCGGAGCAGATTTTTGAACGCCTGGCGCGCTTGGGCGTAAAGCAAAACCTGCGGGTGATCTTCCCGGGTGATGCGCTCGAGAACTTGCCGACGTTTTCGCGCACCTGGTTGCGCAAGTGGGCGTTCAACCGGCTGGAAGATCCGAAGCTGGTCGCGGATCTGAAGAAATTGTTTCCGGATGGCTGCTACGTCGCCTTCGCAGGGTTTGAGTACTGCGAATCGCGGAACGAATCGATGGACGATCACTGGCGTGTGCTCCATGCGCTGCCTGGTGACGGGCAATCGAGGCCGGCAGTCGGTGGCTCACTGATTTCGCCGCAGGAACGCTACAACGTTCTGAGCAACCTGCAGACGGAAACGTATGAGTACGGCGTGCCGCCGATCTACGCGGACCCGGCGGTGCTCGATTTCGACGCCCTGGCGGACCAGGTAGCTGAGCCGGCTGCGCATTTCCCGGCAAAGGCTAAGCCGGGCACGGCGCTCGCTGACGGATTCTTTCAGCCGGATCCGGCGAAAGAGCCGGCAACGCTCGCGCAGACCATGCAGGAGCTGATGGGGCCGGTTTCGCAGTTCCTGAGCGGGCTTTTCCCCGCGGTATTCGGCGGGGAGATGGGCGACGTCAAGACCGCGGCTGGTTACGCGATGGCGCGCGACCAGGCCATGGGGCGCATCGGGCTGATCTGGCGCCGGGTGAAGACGTTTTACGCGCAGGGCATCGGGCTCGGCCTGGAACTGTTCAAGAAGTACCGGCCGGAAGATGTCGAGGTGCCGTTCGCCGGCGAGAACGACCAGGAAAAAGCCAAGTGGATTCGCCTGGCCGATTTCCGCGGCAACGTGATGGTGAAGTAGAGTC